CGGTGTCGTCTGGTGTTGTCCAGCCATAGTTAGTAGTGGTTGCCATATTGTCCTATTCTTAGGATACGATTGTAGCGTATTCCCATGTCAAAGTTGCGGATAAAGTGTTCCAAGCCTCACCAATGGGCACAGTATTCCATCGCATAGCGACTTGACTGAACGCAACTGGTGAAAGATTTATTGTTAGAAATAGTTCATTAAATCGAGTGCTCCAACGCCATCCTTCAACATAACCCTCAAACTCACCATCTGAAATCTGGGTAGGTAGGTTTTGTATGTTTAAGGGCTGACCCATAAAGATCCCAAGCAAATTATCTCTATCCGAGTTATCAATTTCAGGATTTGTCAATGGGAAGGTTATGCTTTGGAATACTGGTAAAGGAAAGGCTCTCTGAGCAATATATCGATCTGCGACAGCTTGAGCATCCACAGCTGAATGAATGGTTGATTGAATGCTTTCACCTTTGTAGCCATAAAGCGCAATTGATGAAGCTGATGATGCGGTTTTTTCTAAACCAAAATTTGAGCCGTAATTGATAATAATGTCATTTCTAATATCACCTGATCTAGTGATGGTTGATAAGCCTGATCCTAAAGCTTGGTTTGCATCAAGATCAACATAACCATTTGTTAACAGATAAGTTTGGCGATGATCTGCATCTGCATAACCAATATTGCCTGCATTGTCCTCATACAAATATCCAAAGGCTGAATTGGCTATAAGGCTTGCAATGTTGTAAATAGTGTCTGGGGCTTCCGTTCCACTTCTATTTTGCATTGTGTAAAGACCAGGCTGATCAATTTCGCCAAGTCCTAAATTTAATGCATTAGCCCAAGTTTCGGTTGCAGAATATCCTGACCATGTTGTAGCTGCTGGAACATCATTCCAAGATCCAAGTAATACGCTTGAAAGAATTCCGTATATTTGATTGCCATCTTCATCTTGGGAAACTGCATCAGAATATAATTCTCTTGCTAACTTAACCAAAGATCCCATTGCCAAAATTGTATAATTACAAACCTTTGCTATATTTCCAAATGCTCCAACTTCAACAGTTAAATCGGTAATATCTCCACCAAAAAGATTAACATAAGTTCCTGAACTGTTTTTGACTTGTAAAGCAAAACTATCGTTAATTGCAAACGGCAAGGTTTGACCAGATAAAGCGATCAGAGTTACTTGCATGTAAGATGGGGATGGTTGAGAGTAAATATCAGTCCGACCAGCCTGATGTTGAATATCGCTGATTGCTATATTTGTATAGTCAGTTCCACCAACAGTCAATTTCCATTCAGGCGTAAAGACAGTCATCAATTACCTCGAACGCTTGTGCCACTCAATGCTGGAATTGATCTTGCTGCGCTTTCGTTAATTACCTTAGCAACTGCTCTAGCTGCGCTTTCGCTATCTAATGCATTAACTGTTATGTTATTAACAGTTGTTCCAGCACCACCATAACCAGCTTTGCCAGCTCCTGCTGCTGGATTTATTGCTGTTGCATTTGATCCTGCTCCTGCCGCCGCTGTTAATCCAATTGCTAGTCCTGCTCCTGCCAAAGCTGCCGCACCGGCACCAACTGATATACCTCCAGTCGCAAAAGCAGTAGCAACAGCCGCTGCTGCTGCCGAATTTTTTAATGCAACAAATGCTTCAACTAATAAACCAATTGCAGCAACAAATGCAGTTATTTTATTAACCACAAATACTGTGGCAATAATAGTGCCTAAAATTATGAGTTCATCTTTTATGCTAATTACAAATTTAATGACTGAAACCAATTGCTGACCAAATTCATACGCGCCTTTTGTGGCATCTGTTATTCCAGCAGTTACTGAATTATCACCAGTCAAACCAGCAGCAAATGCTTGAATGTTTGGAACTACTGTTGCCAAAACATAATCTGCAAATTCTTTTACTATTGGAAGTAAAGCATAACCAATTTTCTCTTTGGTTTCATTTAAGGCTATTGTTATTTGCTTTGTCTGGAATTCAAAGTTTGTTGCCTCGTTAGCAATAAATCCGCCATAAGTTGATTTAAGAGTTCCAACAATTTGATTCAAATCTCCATGTTTCAATACTGCGGCATCAATACCAAGTCCAAGTTTGCCAAGTGCTCCAGTAGATCCATCGTAGGCTTTACCTAATGCATTAGAAACAGAAGCCAAATCTTTTCCTGTTGCAGCTGAAATGTTTTGTGCTAAATCTAGTAATTCCTGAGCCTTTGCAACATCATTAGTTGATCGGATTAACCTAGCCAATGCTGGTCGAATAACCTCATCGGTTGTTGCCGTAGCAATTGATTGTTTTGTAATATATGTATCAATTGCAGCAATTTGATCCTCTGTTGCTTGAGTGCTTGCTCTAATTGTTTGTTCTAAAGATTTTTTGGATTTCTCATCCTCAGCAGCGGCTTTTACAGCTGAATAAGCATAAGCAGCAACAGCTGCACCAGCAGCGGCAAATGCTAAAGCGGCTTTTTTGCCAAACTCAGCAATTTTGTCTGCGCTAGTTTCAACATCTTTATTGGCATCAGCTAAACTCTTTTTTAATTGATCAACATCAGCGAGAATTGATAATTTTAATGTGCGACTACCTGTGGTTGCCATTATGCCCACTCCTTAAGAATGCGATCAAATGCCGCTTCCCATTTGTTAATCAATTCAGGCTGAATTCTGCGAAGGGTTGGATAGATAAACCATCCACGCGAACCTCTGCCTTGCCGTCCTGAATATGAAGGGAACTGTTTGAACTTATTAGATCCAAACTCCAAACCGCCCCATAGGGTCTGTGTTGTAGCTCCACCTGAAAACTTTTGGCGTGCGAAACCATAACTGAGCTCACCAATTTTGCTTGATTTGGAAATAGTAACTCCGTCTGCAACTCTTTGAACTGCCGATGCTGATTTTGTTCGAGTGCGAGCTGTTGCTTTAATTTCCTCAGATGCATAATACGCCAAAGCAGCAGATTGATTTCGAGCTTCATCTGTCGCTTGGTCATCCATCGCTTTGAACGCTTTGAGAATATCGCGCAGATCGGATTTGTCGTAAGCAATTGCTTCACTCGCCATTCCTCTGCTCCAATATCTCTATCGCTGTTAAAATATCCTCGCCATCAACCCATTCGCTCATTGGTATCTGTGTGGCTAAAGCCAACTGAACCAATAATCTGTTTAGGCTTCCGACTGGATGGCTTTTGGGCTTACATCACCGACTTGAACATCGGCAACAGTTTCCATCCAAGCATCGTAGGGCTTGACAGGCTTTCCACCCTCAGCACGCTTATGTGCATGATAAGCCAAAAACATAAGATCAGAAATACCCATTTTCTCAGCTGCCTGACCAATGATATTTCCTGTCTGTTTTTCCCACTTTGCCCACTCAGGCGGTTGGGCAATATAAGTTGCTTGCTCGCCTGAGTTATATTCAATTGTAATTGGTAATTTCATTTTGCTCCCGTTTTTCTACTTTTAGCTAACTGTTAAAGTTGGCTTTGCTGTGCATTGTAGTGTAAATGAAACTTGTTGTGCATCTTTTCCATTTCCATTTGGATTTGGAAAATTTGGATAAACAGATCCAGTAAATACTGCGCCAGTTGCAGCTGTGAATGAATAAGTCAATGCTGTATCTGGTGAAGCTGATGCGGCTGCCCATAGAAGTTCGCATATTGAATATGCTGCTCCAGTTGATGCGCCCCAATCTGCAAGGATAGTTAAATCCATTGTTGCATCAGTATCAATTGATTTGAATACGCGACCATCAAGAGTTTCATACACTTGACGATCTAAAGTTGTGTTTAACGCAACTGAAAGTGCTTGAGCATCGTAGGACTTACTATCAATAGTAAGAGCCAAATCGCGCCCTGTGATAACTGTGGTTGCCACTTTGATCTCCTTAGGTTTGGTTGTAGTAAGTCGAAACTCGAATATCTGCAATAAGCAGCGTTGTTGCTCCTACTTGACTGACTGTTGGTCTTTCGACTGAACTGACTTCATATCCTGATGGGATAACTGCCAGAACGCTCATTAGAAGTTGCTCGATATTATCCAGCGATGCAGGATTACTGTTATATGCGACGGCAACTGATATGGTCATATTAATTTTGCATTTTATGACCGATTTATTGATTAAATCAAATTCAAGGTATGGTGAATCTGGAACGCAAACCACAGCTGGTGGAATGACTGATTCTGGAACATAGGAATAGACATTTCCTGCAACGCTTGCAAGAGCTGTTGCTAAAGGTTGTCTAACGGCTGAAAGAATTGTAGATGGCATTATTGAGCGATACTCTCCACATCAATATAAGCACCAAGCAAACCAACGCATCGATTGAATAATGATCTGCCCATTCTAAAAGGAGTTGGTGAAAAATCTACTCCTTCGATTTGTCCTCCACCTGAAAGTCTTGATTGGAATACTTCGAGTGAAACTGCAAAGACTGCTGATCGAACGGGTTGGTTTCCAACATAACTTGATGCGCTAGATAAGGAAGCAGTTCCGGATGGGATGACATTAACTTCGAGTAGATCGGCATTAGTGATCGATGCTGAAAAGGTATATTGTCCAAGATTATCTGCCAAGATCGTTCTTGTTCCGTTGTAAGGTGATCCGCATCCTGCAATAACGACTGATTGTCCTTCGGTAAATTCATGAATTCCTAAAGTTGTAAAAGTGGCAACATTTGTTGTCAGTATGGTTGCCTGAATATAACTCTTGTAACTGACAAGCATTGGAAGGATCACGCCTTCTGCGGTATCAATAATTCCATTCAAATATGTATCGTCATACAAGGATGATGACACGCCAAGCACAGATCTCAACTCGGTGGCTGTGATTATGGTTGGCATGTCATCTCCTATTTACTCCCATTCATAGCTGCCTACCAGCGGGAGCACCAGTAGGCATTGAGTTACTGACTTATTAGGTAAGGTTAAAGCGACGAACTCCTGCACCATAAATAGGAGCAATTGCATAATATCCATAAAGAGCGATTTGCATTTGTCCATTAGCAAGTGCTTGAACTTGTAGCTGTGTTGTTGGAGATTCAAACCACTTAAACGCATCTGGAGCAACAATAAATGCGCTCTCATCGATAAGTGTTGTTACTGACATGTGTGGATCAACTGCAAGATTAAGTCCTAAAACTTGACCTGTAATTGATTGACCTGAAACATTGCCAGGAGCATTTGAAGGTTGAGCAGCTGTAAATAGAGGGCGATTTGTTGTGTCATCGCTGCCAAGAATTGTTTCCCACCATGCTGTGTTAGCAACAAGATTTGTAGCAAACTTTCCTGAAGCCTTATATGCAGCAGGAACTTCTTTAGCAATATAAGCCTTTAATCCAGCAATTGTTGCAGCTTGTGTTGATGCTTGTGTGCCTGATGCTGT